TCTTATCAAAAAAAACAGTCAATGGTTCTAAAGTATTTGAACACTCTTATGTTTTTACAAAATCTGGATACACCAATATGAATACACGCTTTTTAGATGGTTATTATGGTACTCCATTTGATGCCCGCGAATATGACGTAAACGGCAATTATGGACCCGTATATTTACCAAGAACTGGTGTTAGTGTTACACAAAATGAATTTATTCGTGTTATGGTTCACGAACTTGGACATATTATGATGTTGGTAGGGACTCACGCAGAAGGCCGTTCTGTATATGATTCTGAAGGAACTGGATATAGAACAATGACCAATGTACCAATTATAGGTTATACAGAAACATCCAGTGGTAATGAAAAATTTTACTGGGGAGGCGATAATGCTAAAAAATATTATAGAGGTTATTTTGAAAATGACTTATTAATGGGTCCTCCGATTGAAGATATGTATAGTAGTTATGACGGAGCTTATATTAATAGACATTGGGAGGAAAGTAGCAATCGACTTATTCCGGATTCAAATGGTACTAATATATCACATCCTTATTTAGATCGAGAATTAATGACTCCTTATCATGATGGTGGATCAAATGGTATTCCTTTTAGTTTAATTTGTATCGGATATTTAGAGGATTGTGGTTATGCATATGTAAACAAATTTAAAGCAAATCCTTATCCGATTAATCGTTCTGGTATTACTAACCTAAAAACACCAGAAGATATTCTAGACCTTACAACTTTTTATGTTCGTACAAATCCAGATAATGCTTTTGTCGATCCTTATTATATTTTTAGCACAACAGCTGGCGGGACAGCATTAAATACTGATATTGTAAATTTACCTTTACAACGCTCTCTTTCTTATAAATTTATACGAGCTGAACCCGATACTAACACAAGTCATCCATTTAATGTAGGAACTGCACATCAAACAAATGGTTCTTCCATTGCTATCAATAGTAATGGCTCTGGGGGTATTGTTACAAATGGATTAGAATCCACAAGTGCTGCTTCTATTGTTCACGGACAAGAACTTTATTTTTCAGTACCCTATACATATGGATGGGGAGGCGATGAACTTAAATATTTTTGTTTTGCTCATTCAAGTATGATAAAAGATTTTCTACTTAGACCCGCACCTTGCTTCGACGCATCTACAAAGATCCTATGCTTACGTGATGATAAAGAAGAACAAGTGTTAGTTTCCGAGTTAAATAAAGGAGATCTGGTCGTTACCTATAAACACGGTGCATTACCTGTATTGAAAATAGGATCTGAAACCCTTCTATTTAATTCAGATACCGATTATAGACAAACAATGTATTGTTTAAAGAAAACCGATGAGATGACCGATGATTTATTAGTAACAGGACGTCACGGTATATTACTTGACGATTGGTCTACTCATATTACTGAATCAAGTCGCACGCATACCCCTCATACAAAGATTGATGATAAAGTCATTTTAAGTGCTGCTTACTGTAACATGTTTGAAGCTGAAACAGAACCTACAGTGCATACTGTTTATCATTTCGCATTAGAAGGTGATGAACGCCGATATGGTGTTTATGCGAATGGATCTTTAATGGAAACATGGGATAAACACTCAAATGATCTTAAATTAGAAAAGTAAAGTAATTAAAATTAAATAATTATATAACATATATTAAAATAATATGTTATATACCTTATTATTATTACCCCTTTTATTTATAACAACTACCCTTTCAAATAATGTTACTACACAATTGTCTATACAATGTCCAAATACAACCGAAATCGTTGAATTTAAGCATAATTTTTGTGAATCACGATTACAAAATGATAAAGGTCCTGAATTATATAATGCATATACATCCCTTTTTATTACAACTGTCCCACTAGTCCTAGGTTTTCCGGAAAACGACGCATTTGCGAATGTTGCTTATGCTTTATTTTTCAATGGTTTCGCAAGCTTCTATTATCACTATTATCTTACATGGATTGGTAAACAAGCGGATGAAATTTCTATGATTTTCGCAAACTATTTTGGAATTGTTGGATTGTTAAAAATTAGATATAAAAATCAACAAAATTTAAAAATATTCCATTTTATCAATCTGTTTTACATGTATGGATTTCTGATTTTTAATACTGTTGTGAAATATGATGTTTTTTTTCCTTATTTTTTTGGGGGGCATCTTATACCTGCTCTCTACCTCATTCGAAATATCGGTATAAAACACGATGAAGAATATTTACAACATTTAGGTGTTTCTAGTATTGGTGCTATTAGTTGGATGATTTCGGAATTGTATTGTAATAAATATACTGTTTACGGACACGTTGTATGGCATTTCCTTTTTCCTCTTGGATTTTATTTTATTTTAATGAAATACGACAAAATTTATACACGAGTTCACAAAAACCGTTTAGCGTATTGTGCATCCGAATTATCGTTATAAAAAACAGTCTATAAAAGTATCCGAAACATACCGAGAGGAAACCCTCTCAAATTCGGTCATATGCATTTCACGCGATTTTGTAAAATAGCATTATAACCACTAGTTTTATAAGTGGTTTTATAGTCGTTAAAATTTTGTTTTACCAATCTACCATCATTATTTATATAAGTGATTGTTTTTATTTGAAATTGGTTCATTTTTTTAAAACATTCACTACATGGTGCAGAACAAACTATAGCACCAGTTTGTGTAACGCGTGCTACATAAAGTGCTATCTTTTTCATTTTGTTCTGTTTTAAACATTTTCTTAATACATCTATTTCCGCATGACATGAACACGTTTTTTCTATCAATTTATCTTTTGAAAATGTTCTATAATGGTTACATCCTTTTGCTATTACTTTTCCCGATACCACCGCAATACACCCTAGTTTAGCACGTAAATGTGATTTTTCTGCCTCCGCCGCCGCGAGAGATACATACTTCTCGTCATTATTCGTACAGTTTATCATTAATTATTCATATATGGCTTTTTAATTATTCTATCAATAAACGATATTATTCCTTTCAATTTTGTTGGAATAGTATAATTTTCATCAAATTAGTCCGACATATATTCTGGATCTTCCCGAGATTTTTCAATTATTTCTTCACACGTACCACACGCATAATCTCCTTTCAAAACGTAGTTTAAGTCATATTCAAAAAATAGTTTCTTACATCTACAACACGGATTTAATTCCCTATCCTTGCAATGTAGACACACAAAATAGTTGTCTTTATCCAATATCAATTCGTGTAGTTCGAATTTATTACAACATCTTTCGCATTTTCTGAACCCACTGCAATCACGACATACGGGCTCTTCTAAATAATCGTCATCTATTCTTAATGAAGTATAATGATGCATTTTTTTACAGCGTCTACACGGCTCCATTTCGTTTTTTTCTTCCTTGTTTTCCATAATGTTAGTTATGTAACATTATTGAAATCTTTTTATATCTCTTTGCATTATGCTTTTAAAGATCTAGATCCATTACGTAACGTAGTAACAATGTAAATACTGCTGCATGTAATAGTATACCAATTGAACTTGGACATCCACTTGAAGGACTTGCGACTGATCCTAAAAATTTGCTAAAAAGCGTGTTGGTTAATTTATAGGTCATAGGATTTACAACAATCAAAAAAATCACTGTAGTCATCAACGTATAACGCCATTTATCAGAAGTGGTCGGTTTTCCGGCACATTTTTTGCAATCAAGAGCACAACCCATATTTATATATTATACACTTATTTTTTTCCTCGGCGTCTTTTTGTTTTACGAAGTTTCTGTTTTTTATTTTTATTTTTTGATAGTTTTCGTCTATTATTACGTCTTTTACCACCACTTCGTCTCGTATTATTCACTTCTAGTAAACATAAAAAGGTATTTTTTCCATCTACTAGTTGTGGATTAGCACAATTTTCCATACCTTGCTTCCATTTTGTTACTGATATATCAAAAGGAATTAATTTATCTCCATCTGTAACTTCTTTTTCAAAACGTTTTACTAATTCTGCGAAATATTTTGCTGATACACTACTTGCGTTTGCAAAGTCAATTAATTGACTTTCTTCGTTAACAAAAGGTCTCAATGGAAAATCAGTCATATTATTTAAATTCCGTATTAAATCATCATTTCTACTTTGTTCACCAGTATCCCGAACACCATCTTGTGTATTTTCTTGACCAGATAAATAAACTTTCGCTATAGCATCATACTTTGCATTTCCTCTGAATGATAATGGTAATATATCTAAAAATGTCCAACTATGCCAGTAATTGCGTACTTGTTTATTGAATAATGCATCTGATGGTTGTAATCCTGTCATCAAAGAAGAAGTGAATGAAGTTAATGAACTCCATCTTTGTCCCAAGGTAGGATCTGTAGGTACCGGTTCCTTAAAAAATTCTAATTCACCACTATATGCTATAAGTTTCTCACCTTGTGGAAGATATGCTCTATTTATAGTTTCTACATTTTCAACATCTTCAACCTGTCCACCAAATAACTGATAAATATGTTTGTCGTATCTATATCCATTTATTTCTTTATTATATATTAATTTGTCATCTCTCTCATTGTATTTTCGTAAAATTCTTCCATATACTTGTTCCGTATCTCCTGCGGTTTTACATAATGCAGGACAACATAAAATAGGATTATAAATAAAACTAAATCCTTCTGTATGCTGTGGTTTAATAATTACACAAATTGGATTTGTATTAGTATGACCAAACTTTTCTATAGGAAACGTCATTTTGGAACCAATATTAAATACGTTATTTATACCTTTTGGATCTCCTGTCATGTGGAGATAATTGAAACCCTTGATTTCAAGAAAATTTATAAATGAATTCATTATATTATCTGTTGTTGGATAAAATATAGGTAAAAAATATTGATAATTAGAGCCTTCTGGATTAGCTTTGTCTGTAGCATAATAATGAGGATGCAAATGTAATTTACCTTGTTTTAAAACTACACCACAACGTGTTAATTTCATAATGTTCAATATGATTTCAAAACGCATTTGTTCTTTTCTTTTTTTTGTAATATCTGTTAGAATGTCTTTTATAAAATCATTTTTTATAATATTATTTGATGATGGTAAATTAGCTTTTATCTTATTTATTAAATTTACTATGTGCCGTTTTTTATCTATTATATCAACACTATTAGCGGCGGTTATAATACTATCAAATATTGTAGACACATTTGTAATTGGAGTCAGATCGACGGATATATCCGTTCCATTAAGTAAGTTAATACTAAAATTGTTTGGTATATTCAACAATTCTTTGGTGTGTATTTGTAGTTTTAGTGTAGTTATTTCTGGGGGATCGGAGGCAATAACTACATTTTTATCTTTAATTCCACAACCACATTCACTGATCACAATTGGGGATAACTTATTAATACCGTTACGTAAATCTTTCATCGTTTCTGACTGAATCTCTATACATTTATTATTATCAAACTTATACATTTTTATGTTTTTTATTACTTCACTATACGATGTTTTATCATAAACTGCTTGTGTCTGTTTTTGTGTATATGGTACAATTATATTACTAACGTATTTATTTGGAAAATGATTTATATTTCCTTCTGTATCAAATGCATGAGCAGCCTCTCTTAGTTTTGGATCAGAAATTGGTGTATTATAATTAAATGTTTTTATTCCTGCTATATTTAAATCGTAATTATAAATAGAAATATAATTTTGTGAATGTTTTACTAATTGTCCAATATTATATTCGTTCAGTGATAAATAAGCACCTTTTACTATAGCTACTATAGTTGGTGTTAATGTTAACAAAAACGAACCATCATATACCCCAAAATAATATCCTATTGTACTCATTATTGGTCTTAGAATGGTTTGTGAAATTAATCCAGTTTCTTTAAAAGTATTAATAATAACACCCAAAGTTGATTCTCCATCACTTGTTACTAGATTTAAACCAAGATTGTTTAATACTGACAATGCATTGCTTCTTTCATCTACATCATTGCTAAATATAAAATTAAATAATAATCCACAATTCATAACGGCTAAAGAAATAATATATTGTCCAAATCCTTTGGGCAAACCAACTTCTAATAACTGATCTTTAATATCTTTTAAAGCACATCCCGACATTTTTAATAAATTTTTCGCATAAGTAACAATATAATTGATTCCTTTTCCGATTTCGAGTG